TCCTTGCCCTCATCAATCAACTTAGCAAGTTCCTCCAGGCTGTATTCTCTTGTGCTGAAAAACTTACCACAAGATTTACAAGTCCTTGACCTCCACACATAGTTTGCGTTAGGTCTTTGTCTGACCTGTGGTGAAATAGTATCAACACTTCCGCAGTTAGGACATTGAATCATTAGTCTCCTTATCCATTGTTAAAAACTTATCATCCAGTTTTTGTATGCACATTTCCCATGCGTCATCATGGCTGATATCTAACAACTTAGATAACTCCAAAGATAAATCTTTTAGATGACTGGCAATGGCATCTAACGAGTATGGATAATCCATTAATTTACCTCTATGTCTAATAGTTGTTTTATACATTCTCTTTTAAGCACACTCAAAGAATGTTTCTTATCAGATAAAATATCCAACTGGTTACGTTTACCATTAATCCTACATAACCTTTCATGTATGCACTCTAACTCTATAAGAGTTGCATAATTCTTTCTTTTCATTTTAGTAACTCCATACATACTTCAACACCCTTCTTGCATAAGTCTCTCTGCTTCTCTGTAAGATGAGATCCTATAGACTCTGCCATCTCCACACATTCTTGAGATAGGGCATCATTAGGTGCAGTAATAGCCAGTACTAAAGCATGTAGATATGCTTCTTCATGGTCTTTGATTTTGGTTTCCATTTGATTAATAAAATTCTGGGACAAAAGACTCAAAAGAGCCTGTTAAAAATTCAAAATAAAAAAATTCTTAATAGGTTCATTTAAAGTTTCGCTACGGATAATAAGCAACTAACATCTAAAAAAATAAATAAAAAAAAAGAAAGAAGCCTAAAGTTAATTAGGCTTGTCTTCCTCCTGAACATCTAAAGACTTATAGACCTCTAGAAGCTCTTCGTCTGTGGCTTCATTAGCAAACCATATACGTTCAGCTTCCGCACGTCTGGCAGCCTTTAGACTCTCCTCTTGGTGGTTGGTAGAAGTCATCTATACAACCTCCTCAATACGAATTAAAGATCTTTCAAGTTCTTCTATAGACTCACGTTCCTTTTCATCTATTGAATAAGGACTATGCTCTACTTGAAACTGTACTCTTCCTTCTACTTCCTCGTTAATCCAATCCTCCATTTCATTAAAACAATCAAATGTTTTAATAGTAGGATTTGGATCTAAGGAATCACAGGCATAAATAACCTTGTAGGCTCTTTCCATAATTAATAATTAGTTACTGGGCGGTATTTGTAGCCCTTCCATAGCTCTAAAGAACTACATAAGAACTACTAGAGTTCAATCTATGAGAGAACCCTTTAAAACCTCCCTTGTAGTTCTAAAGAACTACGTAGAGGCTTTAAGGGATTTTCTAAGTAAGACTTATTCCTGTTTCCTTGCTTCTTTCCTCATACTTCTCGTAATCATTGTTGTAAAGCTCGTCTAGTTCGTCCAGTGTAGATAAATAATTTTCTACTCTTTCCTTGTCCACCTCATCATGTCCAAAGACTAGAAGAGCCTCACCAATCATTAATAAGTCTTTATGTCCAAAGCCTTTGGTTCTAATAACTTGCTTGAATAAATCAAAAGGACTTCTATCCGTCCAGTTATCAGATGCCCATTGTAAGTCTTGGATCTTGTCAAAAGCTTGAGCTGCTTTTAAAGACTTATGTCTGTTTACTGTTTCCATTTGGTTAATAAGTTACTGGGGCTAGATTCCTCCAGGATAAATTTTTTCCTGGATGATTTTTAAGGAATCTTTAGAACCTTATTAAAAGGCTCTAAGGATTCGTTAAGTGTTAATCTTCTGATTCACAAGACCAACAAAGACAGTAAGAACCAAAACTATATAATTCTTGATTCTTGCATTTAGAAGTCTCTTTATTAAAAAAGTCTTCTAGATATTCAATATCTTCTTTACTGTTAGTCTTTTCGTCAGAATAATAATTAACTATTTTCTGATACTCCTCATAAGTGAATAAAGGAGTAGTCCATCCGTTCCATCTTTCTTTTGGATTATGTACTCCCTCAAAAGATGGAGGCTCTTCATCTACATTGTTTCCACAAGGTAGATAAAACTTATCTTTAATAAGTGTCATTAGATTGTCAAAGGTTCTAGGACTAGTACTGCTATCTATTAGGTATCTATTAGTTAGCTAGTACTGTGTACAGTATTAACTAGTGGTGGGCATCGATAAAATGAAATAAGAAAATCTTAACACTTTGTAACAATTAGACCCTTAATACCTACAAACTGGACTTATAATCCAGTATAACCCTAGTCATATCAATTATTTACAGACACTAACAACAAAATCTACAGAAAAAAGTCTATGTATAGGGGTAAATTTTGTTTTTGTATATATGCGTAAACCCTTCAAATTTTTGTTCCAAAAAGTTTTTAGACCTAATCTAAAAGACATCTGTAAGTTACTTAAAGATACCTAAGGATAACTATAGGTTAACTATAGGTTAACTATAGGTTAACTAAAAGATATCTATGGTTATCTATAAAAGTTATCTATAGGTATGTATAAGATCCCTATAGACTGCCCAGAGTTGTCTTATAGGGATCTTATATTATTTATTTTAGGTTGCTGTAAGCGGTTAGTCTTATGTATTAACTATTAAGAACTATCATCTGCTTATTTTCTGCTTATGTAGTCTTATTTCCTATCTATTATCTGCTTGTTCACTGCTTATTTGTTATCTATTAACTACTTATTTTAGGTCTTTAATTATCTTTAATAATCTATGGTCGCTATCCCCCCCTATAGTCCCCCCCTTTCATGGGAGTATTTATCTACAAGTACGACCTAATAAGTGTTACTTATAAATCCATCATTAGAGGTATTAGAATTTCTTATCTGTGCAGGTGTTAAACCTAGTGCTGTTTGTGTAACAGAATTGTTAATAGAGGAACCCCAATTATCTAGGTGAATGGAAAGTAATTCATTTTTTCTGGATTTGATATTACGGTCTTCATCCTGGTTCATATATTCAGTCCAATAGGCTACTGCACCTGATAGAGCGTCAAGGATATCATCGTGTACAAGAGAACCTCTATGTTTAGTTATGCGTGACATCTGATAGAAGAGTTGAAGTTTTAGTTTTCTTTCTGGAGCTTCGTTAGGGTTTGATCTATAGTCTTTTTCCACTACCTTACGGTCGAATATGAGCCTGTGAGAGTTCATTACAGGTTCTAAGGTGTCTATTATCCTTAGTTCTTTGGTCTTTGTATTGCGTACGTCCTGTACTTCACAGGGGTGGTAACGGAGAAGGAAAGGTTTTAGAAGTTCTGCAAACATACCACCACCCATATTTGATTCAACGAGTATGGTGTTTACTTTATTTGTCTTGGCTATTTTGGATAATGTTGTTAATACAGCGTCTGAGTATCCTCCGTTTAGTCCACCAGCATCTGGGACGTAGAGGTTACCGTTAAGCATCTTGACTACAGCGTAACCAGTGGCATCTCGTCCTTTACCAGAGGGGTCAATAAACATTACTGAGCCTGTATATTCAATCCAGTCACCAAATTGCTGTGCAGGTCTGTAGAAATGGTCTCCGTTAAAGCCTACACAAGGTAATTCTTTGATGACATATTCGGGAGAGGAAGACCATATTACTTTTTCTGGAGCATGATCAGGGTTAACACTGCTGATGATGAGATCTGATAGCTTAAGAGGATAACGGTCTTGATCACTAAGGCTAGTGTCGAGCATGAACTGTAGAGAGAACCCAGAACGTCCATAGGAGGCTTCACGTTCCATTAGATCTATTGATGAGAATCTATCAGGGTCAACAGGATCTTTAGGCTTTACAAGCTCATTTGACAGCCTCTGAGCTAACTTAGGAGCAAGTCTATCTCCGTAATTGTTTTTAAGTTCTGGATAACGTGCAGTCCATATACGTGTTGTATATCCACGCTCTTCAAGGGTTAGATATAAAGATTGTTCTGTTTGTGGAGTACCGAGAAAGGTAATTTTACCGTTAGGTTTCAGTATGGCATCAAATTCTTTAACAGCTTCACTTAACTTGTCTCTCATCGGTTGAGTAAAGCTGTTATTTGGTACTTCCACATCATCAGCAATTACTTCATCTGCTCTACTACCAGCCATTTGTCCAAGAACACCCTGAGACTTAACAGAAGGGGCGTGATCAGCAGATGCAGGCCCAACATCAAAACTTATCTTTGAGTTCCTCTGAGTGTCTTCTGGACGCAATGGAGCTAATATTGGCATCTCATTGATAAGACGCATGGTGAAAGTAGAAAAATTATCTGCTCTGTCCTTACTTGCGGAGACTACAAGAAACTTTAACTGTGGATTCATCCGTAGTTTCCACACAACATACGTACTTGTTATCCAACTCTTACCCACCCCTCTAAACGCCTGTATGATCTTTCTACGAGGTCCATGCTGTAAATACTCAGCTATGTCTAATTGCACTGGTGTGGGGTCAGGTAGGTTAAGATGACGCCACGTTATGATTAGAAAGTATCTAAAGTCTTGTAGTTTCTCAGGAAGCGGTTGCATATTGTTCAAGAAAGCTTAG